TCATCATCGGTGATTGTGTCGCCAAGCGATTTGCCTGCAACAAGTTCTGATGTGACTTTGTAACTAGCCATGTGTTCCTTATGGGTATGCGACCCACGGCACCGTGATGGTGTACGCGGGAAGTTCTTGATTGCCCACAGAATAAACCGTGGGCGTTGCGTCTGTTGCTGATGTTGCGTCAATCACCATGTCCATCGTGTCGAGAAGCGCGATGAGCGCGTCAAGGTTGCCTGGTGGGGGCATCAACACATTGACAGGGAAAGAAAGCAATAACTGGTTTGTGGTTGAGCGTGTCACTTGTGGAGGGTCAATGATCACGGAAAGCGGGCGAGCGTTGCGGGAGTCTGAGACAACAACAACGCCAGCAGTTTCAAGCGTTGAAACCAGCCGAAGGCGGGCATCGTTTGTACGGCCCACTATGCGACCTGCGCTCGGTTACAACCCCAGAGTCTGAGAATGTCACCCATGGCAACAGGGTTGTTGCCTGATGCCAGAGTTTCATAAGACTGGAATGAGTCACCGCCAGAAGAACCGCGCGAGCGATACAACTGAGCTGCCATCATTGTCGTACCCAATTTCACGTCAGCACTTGGTGCCGTAGCAAGCACATCAGAAAAATATCCTGCAGCGCGCCTTCTACGGAACGCAAGCGCGTTGGCTGCATCTGTGCATACAGTAACGAAAGCGGTGTCATTTGCCGTTGCGGGCGATACCCCCAAGAATGACAGGACCGAACTGTTGTCGGTCCAAGTGCAAACACTGGTGTATGTGATTGTCGCCGTGTTGGGTGCGGTGTCGCGTTGAACGTCACTGCCAGCGTCAAAGTAGATGACTTGATTTTCGCGGAAAACATTCCAGTCAAATTCGAAGTCACCCTCTGGGCCTAGACCGATGAACTCGTAAGGCTCGGTGGAGACAACTGTAAAATTGCCGTCCATGCCATCGCCCACATTCGCGACTGTTATCGCCTGCCCCATGAGAATCTCATTTGGGAGGAAGGTCTGCAAAACAACAACACCTTGAAGGCGTTCGCGAAATGCAATCGATAAAACAGTCACGGCAGTGAATCCACTAGTTCGTCTTTATCAGACGAATGCAGCCTTGATGCTCTTTGAAGCGTCAATGACTTTTGCAGCGAAGTAGCCACGGAAAGCAATCTGGCGTGAAAGCTGTGAAGGCTGTTCAACGCTGATGGCACCCTTTTGCTGTTCCCAGCATTCAATTCCTGTTGGGTCCATGATGACCATGTCAGTCGCGCCGAGGTTGCGGTCAACGACAAGGCGAAGTCCGAAAGCAACAGCCGAATCTGAGCCAGGTGTCATGGTGCCGTAAGCGTTCATCGGTCCAACCTGTGGGAACAGTGGGCGGTCTGAACCGTCAACAAGTTGTCCAAGGTACTGGAAGATATTTGGAGACACAGCAAGGGCTGATGGCAAGTTACCATTTGAGCCAGTGAGGATGTCTGCAGCTGCTTGGTACATCCAGCGAACCCATTCAGCAGGGTCTGTGATTGATGCGTTTGCAAAGTTGTTTGTGTTGGTTGTACCAGTTACAAGCTCTGAACAAGCGAGCAGGTCCGTACGGTCCGCATAAACGCGAGCCATGTCGTCCAACAAAGCGCCGAGAACTTCTGGCGAACTCCAGTCCATTGAAGCTTCTGACAGTTCAACGTATCCACCTTGGATTGTCTTGACGATTTGCACGTCATCAACAACGAAAGCCGAAGCGGTGATGGTTGTGTTCTGCGTTGCTGTTCCGATGCTGTTGTGTGTTGTTACAACTGGACGGATAAAAATCGCACCAGCTTGAGGCATGGCACGAACGCCTGTTGCATCAATCAGAGGGCGACGGCCCTGAAAGTTGTTATATACGGGAGCCACGATTGGAGTCGGGACAATGCCAGGAATGTCGCTTGTAACCACGTCTGGAGCTGCAGCGCGAATGTTGTCATTCAACTGTGCGAAGTCGTGTCCACCGCGAACGAATGATGCGATGTATTCAGCAGCTGAAGGAAGTTTGAATTCTTTCTTTGGTCCTGCATAAATAACTTGGGTAGGGACAGCAGCCTCAACTGTGTCTGGGGTTTCTTGTGTTGCCACTTCTGGTTCCTCCTCGGAATCTGTTGGGGTGGGGTCTTGGGGTTCGTGGGCTTCAGCTGCAACTGCAACTTTGGCACCTTCGAAGGCTCCGAACGGAAGCAATGAAAGCTCCGTCCAGTTGCCTGCTTTGACGATCATTGTGCTTCCTTCGAAGCTGTAATCGGTGGGTTCTACGCCAACGGACACCGAATCATAAAACTGACCTGGGCCAGCTTGAAGGAGCGTCTCATTTGCGAGATTGGTGTCATACAGCGATGCCGAAAATAGCATCGCGTCTGGTGTTGAAACACGTTCACTGACCATGCCAAGTGGCTTGGTCATGTCGTGTCCAAGAATGAACTTTGGATTTGGGCCGTCAACAGGAAGTGAACCAGCAAGGAATTTGACGCGCTGGCCTCCTGAAACTACGGCCTCAACATTCCAAGGGATTGCAACACCTTCAACAACGCGCCGTGGTTCACCGTCTGGGCCTGCAGCGTTGATGCTGAAAAGTTCTGCTTGGAGTTCTATTTTCAAGAGTTGCTCATTTCTGTGTCAGGACTGGACACTGTTGAAGTGTCCTGTGATTCTGAGATGTATTCAGATGTGTCAAGGCGTACTTCACGCCCGCGCGGTAGCGCATAGGCAGAGAGGGTTTCGCTGATGCAGTCAATAACTGGTTTAGCTGCGAACTGGTAAAGGTCCTGACGAGATTGCTGTGCGTTGCTGTACGTCATGCCAGTGACTGGCGCGCCAACAAGGTATTGAGGGATGTTGCAAAGGTTGGCAAGTTCTGTCATTTGATGTGTGCGCGCTTCGACAAGTTGCAACTTTGACGGGTCGCTCGAAAATTCCGTCCATGTGACCGAACTGTTTAAGGCCCCAATCGCATTTCTACGGCGCGCCTGTGACCATGCTGAACACAGTTCACCAAGTTCTTCACTGCTCATAGGTTCAGAACCATTTGTCTGTTGAAGATAACCAGCTGTGATTTCGTTAGATGCAAAGCGCATAGCTGCAGTGTCAAGACGGTTTGAAATTTCAATCGCTCTGGCACCCATGGAAAGCATTCCTTGAACTGGGGACAGGAATTGAATGATGTCATTCGTGATCAATGGTTGACCTTGGAATGTCAATTGGTTTGACTTGCCGTACCACAACGGACCTGGCATATCGTCAGACTGCACGTCTGCAGCTGGGAGCCATTGGAAGGTCAGCGGAAGCCCAGTGGCTTGACTGCGTGAAGTAATTGCCCAGAAGGCTCGCCCATGAAAGAGGATGTCATCAGCAGTCCAAGCAAGGATGAACTGTCGTGTCACATTCGGGTCGGGCCGTGACATCCAACTTTCACCAGGCAAATGTATTTCTTCGTATTCCTCACCCATCCACTGGTTGGTGTACTGCTGGAAAGGCAATGAGGAGACAAGCGAGACAATGAGGTCGCGCGCTCTTGAGATAGTAGGGATGAGGATTGCCTGCTGACGCGCCCATGAACCTGTGTACATCATGAAGTCGCTTGTGCCTGCCACGCCTGCAGCTGCCTTTATCGGCTCAGAAGCGAAAGCGGGTTTTGTTGTGCGAGTGAAAATCCCCATCACGCGGAGTCTTACACAAAGTAGTTGCAAATGCAACGACCCTCGAGAATTACTCCGAAAATGCGTAGCTGACTGTTTTGGTCACTTTGGGTTTGCCTTCTTGGGCAATAGCCCACACAGCTGCACGAACTAGTTCTATCGGTCCAGGTGACCTAGACGAGCTGATTGCGTTTATTCCGTTAGTTCTGATGAGGACCGCGCGGTTCATTTGTTCAATGAATATTGACTCTCCTGTGTGCCTTACTTGTCCTGATTGAATCATGGACCGAACCAGTGTTGTCCAGCGTTGAAGTTCGCGGGTGCCTACAAGGATGGCGGTCCCGCGGATATTCGAAGGCAGGTGGAGGTCTAAGGACGCGCCGATTGCCAGCGTCAACTTTGGGTTCTCTTTTCGGCATTGGTCAACGGATGCCCACAGGTCGCGAAGGTTGTCCACAATGAACTCCACAGTCACGAGAACTTGGTCGCCACTTGTGACGGCCCTAACACCTACAAAGCGATGGTCTTCTTGTGAGGCTTCTATCGCCAATACACCATTGGGGGGAAGATTGCAAGCATCCGCAATGTTCTCCATTAGCCCAATATCCAGCCACGACTTATGGCCTGTAATCCAAAGGTTGCAGCTTGCGCGTAGAAATGAAGCGGTGTTGGGTGAATGAGATTCTTCTTCAATAGTTGACATCTCAAGCAAAGTTCCCAGCGCGGGGTTCGCGTATTTCCATGCCTCTGGTGTCATCGGGTCAATGTTGCTCGGTGGGCTGAATTCACAGAAATACATCTTTGACTTTGTACCCACAGCAATCTCTGACATTCCGCGCTCCCTCATCCGTTTCATGACGTGCGATTCTTCGGTGCCAGCAGTGGACCAGCAAGACAGCAACGGGTCACGCCTTGCGCGCATCGTGGGAATAAGGGCATCGTCCACCGCCAAGGTAGAGCAGTCAAATAGCTCATCGATCACGACAAGGTCACAAGACAAACCCATTCCTGCAGATGGCGTAGCTGCACGAACTAACCACCTGGTTCCGTCTGGCATTTCTAAACCTTGACGACCATAAGACTTGACAAGTTTCGCACCGAACTTTTCTTCAAGCATTGGAGCTGTCGCGTTGAACAATTCAGAAGCAAGGTCAAGGCGGTGAGCCGTAGTCAACACCGTCTGAGGTGTACCGCGAAGCATGGGCATCCGAACGAGCCACCACATCACCAGCACTTTCAAGGCAAAACTCTTTCCGTTCTGTCGGGCCACAGACACAAGAGAGCGCGAGAACATCATCCGCCCAGCCTCAGGATGGTCATCAGGAAATAAGCACAGCTGGTCCCCCAAAACTTTGAGCTGCCAATCCATAAGTTCCACGCCAACAACGTCACGAGCGAAGGAAGCCAAATCCCCCAGCAAGACCCGATTACCACTCTCCGTGTTCGTGCAAAGTCTAGGACTTTCCGACAAAAACTGAGTTGCGTTTTGCCATTCCCTTGCTATTACTGGCGGAGATACAGAAATGGATTCT